TTCCATCGTCGTTAGCTCCCGTGTCAGGCGCCACACCATCGCGGCGCACGTGCATCATTGTACGGCAGTTCAACGCTTGGTCTAGAGCCTAGCAGCAGCTTTCCTGCCCGTCCTGCCGCATCCCCTTGCATTGACTAGACTTGCAACGGGCAGAAAATCCAGCGAACTGCCCAAGGCAACGGCTTGCAAGGGAACGGGAAGACCAGCGCGCACCGCGCGCCTCTGTCCGCTTCAAGGCCAGGAACGAAGCAAGCGCACCGGCTCTCTGTCGAGGAACAGGAAGCAAGCAAGGGCGTTGTGAAAAATACAACATGGGGAGGGGGCGATATCACCCTGATATCACCTGTCGTCCCTCCTTGTCTCTTGCATCGCCTGCCTCGAACCTAGCTATCGGCCTGTCCTGCCTCGATGCAGCGCCTATTCCAGCTCTAGTCCCTGCCTGTCTCCTGGCCATAGCAGCGCGATTCCAAGGCACTAGCGGCTTGCCTCAGGTCGAGTCCAGCCCCTATCAGGCTTGCCATATACCAGCCAAGGCATGGCCCCTAGCCAGGGTGCCAGGGGGGACTTCGAGCTGGAGTGGTGTTGAAGACTGTTCACCCCCTCGCCAAGTTTCCTTGCCTGCCAGTCAACGTCTTCCTCGGTACCTGCCCTCTCTCCAAGCTGCCTTGTCCCCCGTTCAACGTCTGCCTTGGTACCTGTGTTCTTGGCGAGTTCTGTCGGTACCTGGCTTGTTGTTCCGGCCGGTACCTGCCCTTGTGTCTTTTCGGTACCTGTCTCGTCCAGGTTTTGGACAGGGAGGAGAACTTGGGGCTGGTGTGTCTAGAAATTAGACAGTGCAGGCTAGGCGCGATGAGGAGCGCGATGCTGGTTTTGGAACTGGTTCCTGTTCCGCTGCTGTTCTTGGTGTCTGTCCTGCTGTCAAGCCTGATTCCAAGCTCACTGCTTTGTGCCCCCTTCCGGCCTGCGAACAGGAAGGTTCTTGGCCCCTGGTGGGTTTCCCCTACCGAAGTTGGCTGGAAATTACAAGAGGGGCAGGGGCTTTCATGGGGCTCTGGCTCTTGCGCTGGCTTGAGTTAGGGAATCTGGGAATGTGGCCTGCTCTGTGTGGCAAAGGGGGCAGGCGCTGGTTCTGTTTCCAGGCCCGTGACAGGCGGGTGGCACAGGGAGCAGCGAGGCTCTCCTTGGCCGTCCTTGCGTCGCCACCACGGGGCTTGGGTGCGGCAACAGGGGCAGACTTGAAGTGGCTTGTCGCCTGCCCAGCCAGCCAAGTGCGGGGCTGGCAGCGAGGTGGAGGCGGCCCCCTTGAGGGGCTTGCGGCCCTTCCCAGCCACCTAGCACTCCTCGTCAGCGTCCTGCTTGTTGAGTCCCTTGACCAGTTCCGTTCCAGATAGCTTCAGCGTCTCCCGCATCGCCTTGGAAAAGGTGAGGCAGAACGCGACGCGCTCTTCGACAGGCAGCGTGCTTGCCACCTCGTCAGCCCAGGCGAGCATCAGGCGGCTTCCTGCCGTGAACGCAACAAAAGCCACGTCCTCGGCCGCTGAGTCGTCCGGGAGCTGCTTGATCCAGCTTTCGAGGCTGGCTGCCAGACGCGCTTCGAGAGGCGTCAGCAAGGCATCGATGGCGTGGCTCTTGTTGTTCATGGCTGTCTCAGATCAGCTTCTTCAGGGCCTTGATGTCCAGCGGATGCGGGCGTCCACGCGGCATCTTCTTCAGATTCAGCCCACGAGCCCGAAGGACAGTCGCCCGCGACGAAGCCGCAAGAGAGTCCTTGTACCCAACCTTCTTCGCTGCCTCGCCAGCGCTCTTGGATGACTGCCACGCCTTGATGAAGGTCGCGGCGTCGATGTTCTTGCGTCGTCCGTTGTTTTTGGAAGTGGTGTGCTTCTTCATGACGCGAAAGCTATCGGCTCGTTGCTCTGCCTGTCAACAACCTCCGTTGATTTTTCTGTCGTAGTCGATGAGCAGCATGATGCACGCCGCGCAGCACAGGAAGAAGATCAGCACTAGCGCGAACGTAGAGGGCGCTGTGAGCTGGATCAGGATGGCCGCAAGGAAGATGGTGATGACAGCTAGGGTTGTTCTCATGCCTTCGTTGTTACCATGTCCCGGATCGTCTGAATAGCTTGGATCACGGCCCCCACGTCGAGCGATCCTCGTAGCTGCCCTTGGCTCTCTTCGAGGTCTTGTTTCAGCTCGTTACACCAAGCGTCGATCATGAACGCGGCCAGATCCTTCTGCTCCTTGGAGAGGCCCTCGAAGAACGAGCATCGCCAGCAGCCCGGTCCAGATTTTGGACGCTCCTTTTGTCCTTGCTCGCTTTTGGCCTTTGGCTCGAAGCGGGTCTTGTACTCCCTCTCGATGTTTCGCTTGAGGTGCCCTTCCTTGATGGCGGCTTCCTCGAAGAGCCAGGTCAGGTAGTCGTCTGGTAGCTCAGCTATCGGTGTTCCCTTGTGCCTTCCAAACGGCATCAGCATGGCAGGCCCCTACTCGTCGTGGTCGTGGATCTGGTAAGGATCAACGTCGTCCGCGAGTGGCTTCCTGTTACGAGGCTCTTCAGGGTCTTTGTAGTCGTGCCCGTACAGGGCCTTGGCGTCCTTGGCGACTCCAAGAGTCATGGCGACCATGTAGTCGCTCTCGACCAGCTTCTTCTCCCGATCGACCTTCTCGCTCGAAGCCTTGTAGTAGCGCTCGAACTGGGCCCGGATGGTCGGGATGTCGGAGGCTAGCCAGTCAGGGTCGTTCCAGCGGACGGCCTCGGCAGCTCTCTCAATGGCTGGATGCGACCACTTCGGGTTGCGAGTGTGGAGATGCCGATGTCGGTACATCTCTTCCCAAGCCTCCCCTGGAGTAGGGATTGCAACAGTGTCATGTTCTTGGGCAAGCTGGCGAAGTCGAGCAGCCACCGGCCAAGATGTCTCATGTGCAATGTGGGAGGCGCAGGCTCGTTCCAGGTTCCGCCGCTCGATGTCGCACAGAGCGTCCCAGAACAACTGGATCGTTCCAGCGTGGCACTGCCAGCTTGGGTAGGCCGTGGCGAGCTTGGCCATGACCACACCGAACCAGTTAGGCGCTTGCATGGAGGCCACCTCCGTCAGCGCCGAAGTAGTCCCTGATCCCCTGGAAGCCCTTGGGTTCGTTCTTGCGATCGACAACGCCGACAGCGAGCTGGTTCCAGCGGGCCCTCAGGAGCCCCAGGCTCGCGTTCTGAGCCATCCAGGTGTCCGAGGAGCCTAGAAGCCTGTCGGCGCGGCGCTGGGCCTCTCCCAGGTCGCCACAGGCCAGCTTGAGAACGGCGGCCACTGCAACCCCGTCCTTTGCCTCGACGGCGTATGGCGTCCCGCGTGTCCTGAGCCACTCTGATTCCCAGTACCGGATCAGCTCAGCGTGCGCCCCCGTGCGCGTAGCGCGCGGCCTCGGTGGCTGCGAAGCAGCTACTGCCTGTGTTTCTGTTTGTGCCTGTACTTGTTCCTGTACTTGTTCCTGTACTTGTACCTGTACATGCGTGCGCTGTGCGTTCGCTGTCCGTGCGCTGGGCGTGCGCTGGGCGTGCGCTGGGCGCTCGCTGTCCGCGCGCTTAGCGTTCGTCTTCTCAGCTCCGAGGCGTGACTTGGCGATCAATTCGGATGCGATGGTCCTCTCTCGCTCAAGCCTCTCGTTCTTGCCGCCAGGGAACGCCGCCATGACCTCGGACAGCTCGGCGTCGGAAGCGCCTGGAAACATCCGTTTCCACCGCTCTAGATCGGTTGGCATCGATCCCTCGCGCCATTCGATGCAGAGGGCCTCGATGAAGATCCCGCGCTCGGAGTAGGTCATCCGGCGCACGCGGCTGCTCGTCTGCCAGTCGTCTACGAACAGCGGAAAATACGGCTTCGTGTCTGAGTTCCTTCCAGACTTCATCGGGCGTGCTCCTTGACGGGCACCACGCGATGTGCGAGGCTGTTCCCGTCGCGTCAACAACGACAAGAACTACCTAGAGCGATCTGGGTAGTCAAGAGCCAACCGCATGGTTCTGGCCCCGGTCTCCTCCCCAGTGAGGCTGGGGCTTTCTTTTTTCCCTTGGCGGGTCTAGCCTCGGGTCCAGACACTGCGATTCCTCCTGACTTGGGGACCGGGCTGTTCACCACTCCCTCCAGCTCGGTCCCCGCCCTTCCTTCCATGCCCAAGCCAGACAAGTCGATCGAGGTGCTCCGCTCTCTGGTGGATGCGGTCGGGGCTGTCGTTCGAGGCAGGGTGGCTCCAGTCGGCGACGAGAAGTGGCTGACGATGGTGATGGAACTCGAAGCCTCGCTCGTGTTCCTGCGCGAGAACGAGTAGTGAAAGAGAAGAAGCGAAAGCACCCGCTACCTGCCTACGAAGAATTCTCGGACGACTGGGAGCCGCCGAGCGAGCCTGACAAAAAAGAGGCGAAGACCGCCAACAACAGGCTGTGGTGGAAGAAGTGGAGCTACTCGGAAGGGACCGAGAAGAAGAAGATGGCGACGGGCAAGAAGCGCCCGCTTCGTCGCAGGGAGTGGATCGAGAAGTTCGTCAGGATTCGTGACATCGACGGCAACATCGTTCCGTTGATATACAACCCAGCACAGCGGATGCTTGAGGCTGCGATCATCAGGCAGGAACGCAGCCAGCGTCCGGTGCGGCAAGTCATCTTGAAAGCCCGCAAGATGGGCTTCTCGACGCTCATCGTTGCCATCGACTTCGAGCGCTGTCTTCGCATCCAGAACCACAACGGCCTGCTCGTTGCCCACGACGACGATACGAGCGCCGAGGTTCTCAAGATGGCCCGCGTGATGCTGGAGAACTTCTCCGACGATCACGGAAGTCCGTTCGACTTCGACATGCGACACCAAGCGAGCTACCACCTTGCGTGGCTCCCGCCGATCGGAAGCGAAGTCAAGATCGCCAGCGCTGCCAAGGGAAACCCCGGTCGTGGCTTCACCCCGTCTCTCCTGCACTGCTCTGAGAGTTCGATCTGGAAGGACGCCAAGGACAAAGAACAGTCGCTTCTCAACTCGCTCCCCAAGACGCAGCACACGATGGCGTTCATGGAGAGCACGGCCCGTGGCGACAGGGGCTCGTTCCGAGATCGCTTCTGGAGTGCATGGGACGAACGCGGCCAGTCTCTCGCCAAGCGCAAGAGCCTCTACAACGCCAACTTCTTCCCGTGGTTCTGGCATCCCGGCTATCGATGGACAGCAACCGTTGGAAGAGGGCGCGAGCTTGATCCTGAGCTTGCTATGGAGATCAAGGCCACCCTGACTCCGCACGAAGCGTGGCTGTTGAGGCAGCAGTACCTCCAGCGTTGGAGCCCTGATGACCAGTGGGAAGCCGTCGAGGAGTTCGGCGAGCGTGGCTACCAGACTCGCTGGCGTCGCAAGGGAGTCGGCTGGAAGAACGTGGACTTCGACCAGCTTGCGTGGAGGCGCATGCAGCTCGTCGATGAGTTCAACGCCGACGTGCAGAAGCCGGAGACGTGGGACAGGTTCAGGGAAGAGTTCCCAAGCACGCCGCAGGAAGCCTTCCTTGCGTCTGGGCAGCTTGTCTTCTCTGCCTCCGACATCGAACGAGCGCTCAAGGAAGACGCTCGGGATCCGATCTGGAAGGGCACGATCGTAGACACGAGCATCGAGGCGCTCACCCTGCTCGACGAAGCCACCGAGGAAAAGGCCAGGGCTGAGAAGCTGAGGCCGGACTTGGAGTGGGACGAGAAGCGGTTCCAGCGCCTCGAAGACCCTCGCGGCACGCTTCACATCTGGGAGGAACCGGCTCCCAACAAGCTCTACGTCGTGGGCATCGACACTAGCGGAGGCGGGGCCAACTCAGACTTCGCGTCGGCTACGGTCGTGGAGACGGCTTCCCGGCGGCTGGTAGCGGCTTGGAACGAACGCTGCGACCCGACCGAATGGGGCCGCAAGATGGCGAGGCTTGGGCTGCTCTACAACAACGCCCTTCTCGCTTTTGAGACTCACCCCAGCCAGCACGGGCTTTCCGCCTGCCTTGCTTCCCGCAACATGGGGTACACAGCCCTCTATCGCCGTCAGCAGCAGGGCATGGTGTCCGCGCGCGTCACAGAGGAGCTTGGCTGGGCCACGACCTACAAGACCAAGCCCCTGATGATCGACCGAGTAAGGGTCTGTCTGAAAGAGGCTTACGACATTCCAGCCGAGGCTCTCCTGCGCCAGCTCCTTCAAGGCAAGCGCGATGAGAAGGGCGAGATCGAGTTCGACGCCCACGACGACTTCTTCGTCTCCTACTCCATCGCCCAGCTTGTCTGCGACGTTGTGGGCAGCCAAGGCTTCATCAGCAAGCCGGAGGAACGGACAAAAACCTGGACAGAGGCTTGGTGGGACTATAAGAAGCGTACCTACCGGGTAGGGGCACAAGCAGCGGTGCCCAGCCTGCCGATGTATGATGGGGTTTGACCTACTGGCCTTGTGCGTGCTCGCCCTCTTTGGCGGGTTCGTCATCGTCGTCCAGTGGTGGTTCCTCCTTCGGCAGAGCATCCAGATCAAGGAACTGGTCCGCATCGTCACCTTGAAGGAAGGTGGGGTGCAGGCAACCGGCCAGTACATCCTCTCGGAACAAGACCACGAAGCTCGGCGAAACCAGCCTGAGAAACGGAAAGCACCGCCCCTGATGCCGATTTCGTGAACCAGCACGACACGCTGGACCTCATCAACAAGCGCATCCCGCGTAGGGGGTCAACGTCGTCGAGGCTCTTGTTCGAGCAGAGCTGGATCCGCGACCTGTTCATGTTCGGTGGCAAGCATCACATTGCCATCGTCGGGAACCAGATCCACGAGATCCCGCCTCTTGAGAACGAGGTCCGCTACAAGGCGAACTTCATCAAGCCTGCGGTGATCCGGGCGGTCACGAAGATCATGAACATCCAGGGCCGCTTCGGCGTTGCCCCGGACGGAAGCAGCCTCAAGGCCCTCAACGCTTCCAGGATGAGCGAGCAGGTGTTCCAGCACTTGCGCACGCAGACTGGCTACCAGCGCGAGAAAATGTACGCGCTCCTGTGGGCTGCCTGCTGTGGCACGTCGTTCCTGAAGAACGTCTATGACCCGCATAGAGGCGACAACCAGCGCTTCTTCTGGATGGGAGAGCAGGATCGCCGGGTGATGCCCAGCGAGTTCCTCTCGCCGCAGGAACAGCAGCGCAAGAGCCAGCTTGGCTGGTTCGATGACTACCCGGTCGGCGACGTGAGTTGTGAGGCGGTCAGTCCGCTCCAGATTTACGAAGACCCGATGAGCAAGGGCAAGCTCGAACATTGCCGCTACATCTTCCAGCAGCAGTGGCTTCCCAAGGATTGGGTGTCGGAGCGCTTTGGCATCGACGGCAATGATCTGCAAGTCGATACCTACAACCACGCAGCTGCCCGCTTCGAGGATGCGCTGGCGTTGATGAACACATCGATCACGGGGCAATACTTCACGATGCCCAGTGAAGAGCGTGAGGGCCGCGAGCGCGTGCGTCTGCTCCAGATGTGGGAGCGTCCAAGCCGTGCGTTCCCCAAGGGGCGCTACGTCGTCTTGGCTGGAGACACGGTGATTCGGGATCTGCCGAACCCATACGTCGCTGACCAGACAGGCGTGTGCCACCTGCCGTTCGTCAAGCTCGACTGGTTCTCGATGCCGGGTCGGTTCTGGGGGCTGTCGCTTGTCAGCGATCTTGTCAACCCGCAGTTCCGCTACAACGAAAGCCGTGCTCGCCATGCCGAGTTCGAGAAGATTTTCGGACGACCGATCACGCTCATGCCCAAGGGTAGCGGGCTTGCCAAGGACGGCATGGAGCTTAGGGCTGGTGGCGTCTACGAATACAACGCTGCGAACGGCAATCCGATGTTCGTTCCGCAGCCGACGCTTCCGCCTGAAGTACTTGCCAACGCACAGAACGCGCTTGGCGAACTCCGCAGCCTCTCCGCTCAGAGCGATATTGATGCGGCAAGACTTCCTGGACAGCTTCGCTCTGGCCTTGCCCTGAACACGATCCAGAAGGAGCGCGACATCGTTCTGGACCACACGACGATGAACTCGCTCGAAAGCGACGCTGCGTGTGGCAAGCAGTTCTTGGCTCTCGCCAAGCTCTTCTACACGAGCGAGCGTCTGGTTGCGATGCGCGGATCCAACGGCGAGTGGGCTGTCAAGGCGTTCCAGGCAGCCGACATCCGCAACGACGTTCGAGTCATCGGTGAACCGGGCGAGTACGAGACGAGCGAGCAGTTCCAGAACCGCCTGATCGAGTTCATCCAGACCGGCGTGTTGCAGCCTGCGACGAACTCGCAGGACAAGCAGATGCTGCTGAAGGCGCTCAAGTTCCACACGACCGAAGAGATCATGACGGACTACACCCAGCACGAAGAGCGGCAGGAGGAAGAGATCCGCCGCATGGCGCTGAATCCGAAAGCGTACGCAGACAAGCCGTACCCGGTTCTTCCGTTCGAGGACGACGCCGCTCACATGCGAGTCCTTGAGCGCTTCATGAATAACCTCGACGAGTTCGACAAGCTCGATCCGATGGCACAAAGCGTCATCAAGATGCACTGGGAAATGCATAACCAGCAGCAGTCGATGAAGCAAGCAAACGCGCTCCAGATGATGGCAGCGCAACGCGGAGCCCCTGGCCAGAAGGGCGTCGCGTCTCAACCAGCCCCTGGCTAGGACACGAAACCAGTGACCTCTCCCAACCTACAAGCACCGCCCCAGCAGCAGACTCAGCATAAGCCGAAGGAGGCAACGGACCTCCTTGGCGTTCTTGGAAAGGAAGTCGCCGTCCAATCCAAGACCGAGGAAACGGAAGACGACAAGAAGTGGCAGTACGTCCACTGGTGCCAGCGAGGGCACATCGCCTTCTTCTACGAGAAGAACCCTGTCACGATCGGTCAGTGCCATCCGACTGACTGGTTCGCAACCTACAAGAAGCGAGGCGAGCCTTGGCGCGGAGAAGTCCTGTGCCAAGTCTGTACGACGGTCGATCAACACGGACTCATCGAACACGAGCACCCCGCGATGGTGACGTACGTTCGTGCCCCGCGAAACACGGTCATCTTCACTCCGATCACCGACTACGTGTGGCGCTACCCCAAGGACGAGAGCCTGCGATCCCAGATCCCGGTGCATCGAGCCGCTCGACTTGATCGTGAGTCTGCCAACTACGGCAACCCGAATCCTGACTTCCGCAAGTCTCACGAAGAGCTGCGGCGCGAGGAGATCCACAAGGAAATAGACCGCAACCGCAAGCTGGTGGAGGGCAACATCCGTGGCTGACCAAGTGCCCGCCCAGACTCCCGCTACACAAGCCTCGGCTCCCGCTCAAGCGGCTGCTGCGTCCCCGGCTGTTCAGCAGCGGTTTGCACAAGACAACGACCTGCTTCGCCTGAACGTGTATGGCAGGGAGCAGGTCATTCCGGTGAGTGAGGTCAAGCGCGATGCCCAGACCTACCTCGCTGGAAAGCAGGCCCTGGAGCAAGCGAAGCAACTCCGTGAGGAGACTCGCACCGACCAGGAGCATGCACGTCGCTGGCGTGACATCGAGATGCGTCTCAGGATGAATCCGCAAGCGACACTCAAGGAACTGGAGCGGCTGGCTGGCGTCCACCACAACGCGCAGGAAGGCTTGCCCCAGGAAATAGAGCAGTCCCGTCCCGTTCCCGATCCCAACACCAGGGCGCTCGAAGATCGGATCGCGCAGCTTGAGAGCCGTACCAACCAGACGTTGCTCGAACAGCAGATGCGCCAGACGCTCGACACATTCCCTCTTTTCACGCAGGACGAGAAGGCTCGTCGTGTGGCTGAAAAGCAGATCCTGGCAGCTCTCGTCGTCGATCGAAACGCCGATCTGTCTCAGGTGGCCCGCGAGGTTCACTCTGAGCTGTTCGACCTTCGATCGGGCAACGCGACTGCCGTTCGTGACCAGCGAGCTGAACTTGCACGGACGCCAAACATTCCGGCTAACCTCGGCGTGCCTGATCTTGCGGACATCCCGCAGGGCACGGCGAAGAGCTTGGAAGACGGCTCCTTCCTCAAGAACTTCCGTGCAGCGGCTTCGCGCTTTGCCGGGCAAGTGTCCGGCAACGGAACTGCGTAACAATGGCTTCAGGTATCGACAACGCAACAGGCGCACTTTACCCGAGTGCGTATGCAACTGGCCTCTCTTCGGCCACGACCCCGTTCTTCGACTTCCTCCTCCGCAACCAGATCATCCCTGCGGTGATCGACGGTCGCAACAACGAGGTTCCTCTGCTTGGCCTGCTTTACAAGCGAGTCAAGAAGGTGTCTGGGAAGTTCATCGTCCAGCCCGTCCGCGACGGACGCAACTGGGCTGGTATCTCGTCCATCGCACCGGAAGGCAACCTGCCCGACCCCGGCGTTCAGGGCGCATACGTCTACTCGCTCCCGACGCGCAACATCTACGCGCGTGCGAAGTTCAGCGGCAAGCTGCTTCGGGCTGCGAGTGGCGGCGACCTGATCGCTATGGCCGAGCCGATCGCCTACGAGACGAAGGGCTTGATGCAGGATCTCGCCATCAAGCAGGAGTACATGCTTCACTCTGACGGCTCTGGCCGCCGGGCTGAAGTTTCCTCTGTCGCTGTTGGCTCGATCACGGTTCGTCTGAACCAAGACAACATCGGCATCGCCACGGTTACCACGGCTCCGACTGCTTACCTCGCGGTTGGCATGCGCGTGGCTTTCGTGACGGCTGGTGGTACGGTCCGCAACAGCACGGCCTACTACATCGCCAGCATCCCTACCAGCTCGACGATCACGGTCAGCGCGACCCTTGGTGGTTCCGCTGTTGCCGACCACACGGCCATCACCGGCCTGACTGGCGGCGACTGGGTTGTGGATGCTGCCCGTGACACGAGCCCGGCGAACACCGACACGGCTTGGAAGGCGGAACCGATGGGGCTCATGGGTGTCATGCGCGACACCGGGGTTCTCGACGGCAACGCTGTTTCTGTGGCTGGCCAGCAGACCGGCGCTCAGGACTTCACCCTGACCTCGACGACCGCGAACGCTTGTGGTTTCCAAGGCGTGCCTGTCAACGGCACCCCGACGAACTACAACTACGCGGCTCCGACGTGGAACAAGGCTGTGATCGCTTCTGGCGGCGGTGCCTTGCGCAACATCAGCGACGGCCTGATCCAGCGTGCTGTGTCTGACTCGCGGCGTCTCAACAACGCTCAGACGAAGATGCTGCTTTCGAGCTGGGGCACCTACGACTCCTACGTTGACACGATCATCGGAGACAAGCGGTTCAACACGAACACGCTGACCGGTGGCCATGACGGCGACGGGCAGATCGGCGGTGTGACCTGGAGCGGAATGCAGTGGTTCAAGAGCCGCTTCTACCTGGACAACATGCTGACCGGCATCGACCCGGACATGTTCTCCATCTACGAGAACGAGCCGCTTTCGGTCTGCGCGCCTCCGGGCAACCCGCAGTTCGAGCGACTCCACGACAAGGACCAGTTCTGGTGCGCGTTCGTGACGGAGTACAATCTGTTCTGCGAACTGCGCCAGCGCGCCGGTTTCCACCTGACCGACATTCAGTGATACGCCACCTTTCGTGACGCTGCCGTGGGGCGGCTGGTTCTCCTTCTTCCCAGTCGCCCCACACCTTCCTTCCATTCTCAACGCCCTCAAGAATCCGGCTCGGCCCGGGGAAAACTCAAATGGGTATCCGCACACGCAACCTGTCTCGTCAGCCTCTTTCGATCCTTCAGTCGGCTCCCTTCGGAGTTCCTGGACGGCACATGCTGCTGCCTCCCGAGAACACGGTTGCGGTCGCTGCCTCCCAACTCTACTCGTCTCTCGCTGCCAACCACTCTGGACAGACCGTGAATGGTCAGCCGGTTGTGAACGGCATGCTCTTGAACGGGACGGGAACCTACAACGTCATCGACCCTGGAGCGGTTGACCGTCGAGTCGTGCTGCCGATCCCCAGTCAGGTAGCAGTCGTTCCGATCACAACTCCAGCCGCAACCTTCACCTGTCGCATCAGCGGCTACGATGCTTTCGGTCGTCGCGTGGTCGAGATCGGGACAAAGAGCGCTTCCTACAACTACTACACGGGCAGGCGCATCTGGAGCCAGATCGACTTCATCGAGGTCACGAACTACTCAGGCGCTGCCGGTGACTCGCTGAGCGCTGGCTACGTGTGGAAGTCTGGCGCTGGTACTGGCGCTGGCCCACACGCTTTCCCGGTTCACTTCGACGTTCAGAGCCAAACTCAGGACGTTGCTGGCATCATCATTCTCGATGCAGGCGGTTCGTCTGGCGGGGTTGCCACCGGACTCTACAATGTGATCGCGGCTGGCAACTTCTGTCCTGTAGACACCACGGGCAGTTCGGCTCCAAACCTCGTCGAAGTCGTTGACCAGATCGGTGGAACGGCTGGCAAGGCTGGCGCTGTGACGATCGCCGTTTGCAACCCTGGAACGAACGGTCCGACCACCCCGGTTCGATACGTCGTCGTTCCCAAGGACCACACTTCCATCCTGCGCTACTGAGAGGAGGGTCACATGGGACTCAAGATCAGAAACCAGCCGATCAGCCGCAAGGTCATCTCGATCGATACTTCGGCATGGCTTGGCGTTCAGGGCATGCACATGATGGCTCCTCCTGAGAACGCAACGGCTGTAGCCGATGGTGCCTCGGCTTCGAACCAGTACCAGAACCTGTCGTCGAACCACGTTGGTTTTGGCTGGGAACGTCCTCTGCTCCTGAACGGAAGCGGTTCCTATGCGGTCGCAGACCCCAGCGGACTTGACCGCAACGTGTCGCTGCCTCTTCCGAGCATCATCTACATCAACTGCGTCAACGTCGCGTACGATGCCACGTTCCGCATTACTGGCGTGAACTCGCTCGGGAAGCAAATCGTTGAGGTTGGGTCGAAGCCCGCTGGCACGCAGCTCTACTACACGGGCAAGCATGTCTGGAGCTTCATCCGATCGATCGAGGTTCTTCGCTACACCGGGGCAGCCGCAGACGCTTTCAACGTCGGCTACATCTACAAGATCGCTGGCGGATCCGTGCGTCCGTTCCCGATGGCTTGGGAAGCAAATAACATTCCCAAGGAAGTTGCTGGAATCCTCATGCTCGACAAGGGAGGCGCTGTCGGAGGCTCGTGGGCTGACAACACGTTCTTCACCACATCTCTCTCTTCTGGAGCCGAGCTGAACGACACCGGCGGCGTTCTCAACAAGCGCTTCGGTGCCGTGAACTGTTCCGTTACGAACCCGACTACGAACGGACCTACAGGACCGATCCGCTACGTCGTCGTCCCTGCCTCGAAGGACCGCGAACTCCAATACTGATTATGTCAGAGCACATCGACCCAGGCCTTGTGAAGTATCGCTGGTATCGTCCGGCGGATCCCGTGTTCGTCTCCGTGTCAGAAGTGATGCGGTGCCGAGAGAGTCTCAAGGCTCTGGATCCGAAGCTGGACATCTGGTGGAACGCCGACTGGAAGAGCAGCGATACGAAGCAGCCGGGTCGATGGGCGATCATGTACTGGATGGATCGAGCCCACAACTGGGGCGTCGTCAAGTATTGGGAGACGGCTGGCGGTGACTTCCGGCCAATGACGATCGACTGCGTTGAGCAGATCAAGCGCGAGCTTGCCGAGATCGACGCGGACAAGTCAGGCCAGGATGTCAAGAGCATCAACCGGCTGGCTGACAAGCTGGAGCAGGAACGCAAGCAGAAGAAGCGCATCGAATCGGTTGAGGCTCTGCGCGAGTTTACAAGCGACATGATGGAGCGGAACTTCGGCGTGCGTCAGACGTTTGCCCCTGGATACATCCGCCGTCGAAGCGTCAAGGCCAGCGACCTGTCCAAGACGAATCACGCGCTGTGGCTGCGTAGCAAGGGCATCGTGCTGCCGTGAACCTGACCGACTTCATCATCCAAGTCCGGTACGTCCTGGACGATCCTTCTGACGCGGTGAACAACCCGCAGCAGACGTACTCGGATCAGATGCTGGTGTCGATCGCTTCGCAGCACGTTCAGAGCCTTGCCCGCATCCAGGCTCAGCGCGACCAGGGCTTCCACAACTTCATGCTCGCGGTGAAGAACGCGGATGCCAAGCAGATCGTGAGCGGGTGCATGCAGTGGTCGCTGCCTCCGTGGATCATGAACATCTCGAACCTGCGCGTCATCACTACAGGTACGAGCGATGCCACGCAAACGCCGACGTTTAGCCCGTACAAGTGGGCAAGCGCTCTCAGTCTCGGTGACTCGATGCCGAAGAAGTCCAAGCACGGAGACTATGGATGGGACTGGGACGGCAACCGGACGCTGCGCCTGTGGAACTTCAGCACAGTGGCCGACTTGTTGCTGGATGTGGCGAAGCTGCCTCCGAGGCTGTTCAAGGCTACGCTGGACCAGGACGCTGCCGACGAGGGTGAGCTGTACCTGCCCAGTTCCCTGACGCTTGGAACGGAAGACCTGATCGAAGGCGGCTACATCAACTCCGAGGTGCAAGTCACATCGCTCTCGGACACGTCTGCGAACGTCGAATCGATCGGGGTGACTAGGCGCTGCATCTACTCCAAGAGCGCGCAGATCGTCAGTACCAACGACGACGACAACCGCCGCACGATCCTCGACTTCGAGGAAGACTTCCCGATGATGCTCCAGGAGGGGGATGGGATCGAGAGTGTGATCCCGTTCGGCGAAGAGCACATGCGGCTCTTGGTCCTGAAGACGGCTTGGAGCTGCTTCGAGAAGACGGCGAACATCCCGGCAATGAAGGCGATCCAGCCTGAGATGGCCGAGGAGCTGAAAGCATTCGTGGAGTATGTGACTCCGCGCGACACATTCTCGCCCGGCATGTGGCACGATCCGACGCTGACCCGGGCATCGGTTGACCAGGATCGTTCTCCGCTGCGAGTGATCTGGAGATAGAGCAATGGGCTACAAGCTTCGATACACAGGCGCTACGACCGCAGCTACGGCTGGCAACGGCTTCGAGTCCGCTGCCACTGTCGCTGCTGGCATGGCTGCAAGCACTGCCAACTTCACGGCTTCTGGAGCTACCGTCACTGGCGGCGGAACCGTCCCTGGCCTTGGAACCAAGGGCCTTGCCGTTCACGCTGACGGCTGGTGGGCTCCGTACACAGTGGCAACGGCTGGAATCAACGGTGTCATCACGGTCGATTTCTGGCGTGGCGCTGACTCTCTCATTACTGGGTCAACTCCAGCCTCTGCCAAGAACCTGACGCTCTACGCGATTTCTGGCGCAACCTCGACCATCCCGGTCAATACGAACTTCAAGTTCAACGTCATCAAGTCGATCAACGTGACGACTCAGGCGGCTGGAACCGTCACGCTTACGGACGTGAAGGGCAACACGCTCGAAGTCATCACGGCTGTTGCCGGTGGCGCCCCCATCTTCCTTGAATGGGAAGGCGAGAGTTTCAGGACGAAGGGGCCCTTCTTCGTCACGCTCAGCGCGGCTGGCATCATGGTCAGCATCGGCTTCGACGCTCAGGTTCCGATCTCCCTCATTTCTCCGACGCACCCTCTCGCCTGAGCCGTGGCCGAGGTATACGGAAACGAACCGCAGTATCGAACGATCCGCCAGCGCGGGTTCAAGGGCGTCGTTGACAACCTTGAGCCTACGCTGATCGATGACGGCGAGAGCCCGTACGCCAAGAACATCGACTTCGACAAGGCCAGCCTTGCCTCGACATTCGGCAGCCGCAAGTTCAACAACCAGACTGCCCCCAACTGCGGCATTCTGACGAAGGCTGATCCGAGCTGTCCGCCGCTCTACATCGACTCGCTGAAGGCCGTCCCGGTTCGTGGCTACGGCTACATCCCCTACCAGGACTCCTACGACATCGGTGGTGACGCCTCGTTCGAGGGCACGTTCCCGACAAGCGACAGTTACCACCAGCGTCGTGGCAAGTCGTTCGAGATCGGCGGAAGTTTCATGCTCCCGTCCGACGAGAAGCTGTTCGAGGCCGAGACTCGTGGCAGTTCCGCTCCTGCCATCGGATCTGAAGACGCCCAGTTCTCACCGCCTCAAGGCTACGACGAAGCGCTCGATGACTGCTTCTTGATCTTGCAGAAGGGCGGCGACCGCACGGCCATGATGAGCTGGGCGATCGGCGTCGTGAACGTCGGCAAGAACTACTCAGGCGATGGCAGTGGAACGAGCCTGCCGCCGTATCGGCCGTCGAACTACGCGCTGTGCTTCATGTGGTACGACGCTCCGCAGTGGGGGGAAATCTCACCGCCGAGCATGATGTACAACCTGACCAGCGGGGCTCTTCCGACTGCTGGATCAGCCTGCTCGCAAGCCCTGCGCTCGATCGTCTTCTACAAGTTCATCGAGCCGGGCAAGCGCTACTCGTTCACGCTGGGACTGGACATCGACAGCGGCTCTCCCGGCGCTCTCGCATCGAACACGAGCTGGAACTACGACGGCTCGCTCTCTCTCCATGTCCGTGAGGAAGGGGGTGATCTTGAGACGTACAGGGCCACCGATGCCAGCACAGGGGCAACGGGAACCGGCTTCATGGAAGTCTGGAAAGGCCCGCAGGACTCGCTGACGTATCTGATCCGCTACGGCGTGCGTTTCTTCGGACGAGACGCGATGTTCGCTGGGCTCGGATACCGCTTCCATCCTTGGCGTGAAGGCGGCTTCATTCCCTATGGAAGTGACTCGTCGAGTCTGGTCAACGGCGGCTTCCGCATGGTGGACCGGAGCGCAACGACGATTGCCACGCTCTACCCGACGACTGCCTACACGCTGACAGCCGCACACACGATCGGGAACTCGTATGTCTCGATCAACCACGGTGGCTTCACGGACACGGACGGCATTGGAACCAATCTGTGTTCTGGCGTCGATCCGATGGCGACGTACTCCGGTTCCTATCTGAAGTGGCTTGGACAGGGGAACTCGGCTGGCACGATCACGCCTTTCAACAGCGAAGCCCTGCGCGGATACAGGCTTGTCACTACCGGCGACTGGACGGCTGGAACGCCTGACGCTCGCGGCATGGTGATGACGATTCAGTCCTACGCTCGAAACGGAGCGCTGGACTTCCGCTGCACTGTCTTGAACGCGGCTGCTCTTGGTACTTGGGCTTCGGCTCCTGTTCTCGTGCAGGCATTCCGCTGGAACCAACGCCCGCTCGTCTTGAGCGACTTCAGCATCTGGAGCACTCCACGCGACTACGACTCGAACACGGTCGATGCCTCTCGTCGCAGGCTTTCGATCGGGCGATCGCTGCGTGTCGATGACCAGACCGAGCCTGACATCTCCAGCCTTCTTGCCTACTGGCCGTTCGATGACGGTGGTGGCGGCGTGCTGCGAGAGAAGGTGATCGGCGGTAGTCGCAACGGTTTCTTGTGCCCGATGGGCATGGGGGTGACTGACGGTGGCGATCGTGGCAAGGAACAGCTCTTCCTCTCTGGCGAAGGCGAAGCTCTCTGTCTGGATCTCTCGGAGAATCCGGTGCTGCGCCGTGAGATGGAAGCCATGCTCCAGGGGGACAGCCAGGGCTTCGCAGTAGAAGTGACCTGCACGTTCACCGAGGCTTTCTACGGTCTGAGCAAAGGTGGCGAGACTTCCTACTACGCTCCCGTTGGAGGCTCGACGATCGTTGGCAGCAGGCCGAAGTTCGTGCCAGAGATCGCAACGTGGGACTTGAAGAACGCCGAGACGACTGGCGCGACTTCACGTCCTCGCCCGCTTCTGTCGCTTTCGACCCGCTGCTTCTACCACGATGTCAGCAACGACAAGTTCCAGCGCCCGATGGCGTTCGGCGTCGATGTCGCTGCCTACTCGGACCAGAACGACCTGGACCCGATCCAGCATGCCGACACGATGCCTTGGTACAAGGACGGCGCTGGCAACCAGCAGCATCGCTTCAGCCTCGATGCCCCGTGGGTTGGCAAGAAGGTGACGATGCAGGTGGGCATTCAGAGCACGGGCACCGTCGATCAGTACGACGTGTACCTTGCGATGAGCCCCAAGGACTCCTTCAACCCGGCTAGCGGAGATGCAGGCGATGTTGAGTTCACCCACTGGTCTGCTGGTGGCGGAAGCTACGACGCGACCGTGACGCCGTACTTCACGACGGCCCACCTCACGATCAAGAAGAAGGACTTGTTCAGGTCCGTTGTCACGATCGGTGGCGGGTTCTCGCCTCGTGGGCTTGGCTACTCCGAGCTGAACGCCCGCATGCTCATCGATGAGGTGAGGGTATTTGCCACGAGTGGGCCTGGATCGCTTTCGCCGACGACCGGCGCTGTGGTTGCGAACCGGGATGGCAAGCTGGACGGAGCCAAGGCGCTTCCTCCCCGCCGCCTCGAAGCCAGCGACCTCCTTCTGCCGCTTGGGAACGGGACAGATGCTGTGTCTGTCACCACCGCTTCCCCGACTGTCACGGCTCCCGGCTCGACGCGCTTCTACACAGGCGAACCCGAGGCCAGCCTAAACGCTGTCAAGGAAACCTTCCTCTACCTGAGCGGGGAAGAAGAGCGGATCCCAAGCGACGAGACTGTCTTCAGCATGGTTCCGACCATGCACAGGATCGTGGACGTGGCTGCGACTGGCCAGACGCTTACGCTCCAGCAGGACTACATGGGGCCTACGCGCTCGCGTGTGAAGGCCAGCCTCCTGCGCGTCATCGGCTACTCGGACATGTCTGGCGTGATCCCAGACCGCTTCCTGAGCCTTGGGGCGTCAAGCGGCTACCTGCCCGGATCTTCCACGTCGGCTGACATCGTGATGACCGAGCAGGTGCTTCCCAACCTCGCTCCCACTGGGGCTGTCTGGAAGATGCGCGTCTTCCCGCTCAGCGCCAGCATTGCCGACACGCTTCCGAGCTGGACTCGTGGACTTGTCAGCCCTCGACGCGGCAAGGTCGGGGAAGGCGTGCTTGGCATCACGGCTGTCAACGGGGACGTGTATGCGGCCACGAAAGGCTGTGTCTACAAGGCGGACGATCGCTGGCGGCAGGACGGTCCAAGCGACGCGCTGAACAAGAGCCTCGCGTTCCTTGCCGAGACTGGGGCCGAGGGACTGGAGTTCGCCAAGCAAGCGGACAGGATCGAGTTCAAGGATGTGTCGGGGCTGGTTCCCGAGGCTGATCTGAACGACGCGATTGTGACGCAGTACGACGCCTGGGCGTACTTCGACGAGTTCAACTGCTACCAGACGATCTTGTGGCTGGGCAACTCGAACACGGACCCGGCTCTGTCGGCTGGACTTGGTTCTCGCTCGAACATCGTCACGCTCATCATCCGAATCAACCGGGGCAGACCCGAGCTGGTCATCGGAAGCTCGGCCTACTACACGGGCACGACGCAGCCTGAGAAGGGCTTGTTCATCGCGTCTGGCTCGACATTCTTGCAGCGTGGCAAGTGGACGCACCTGCGCTGGTATCTGAGCACGCGAGCGAACGGGACGATCTTGCAGGCTCCGCACCTGAAGGTGAACGGGCGCGAGATCCCGGTGACGCTCAACGCCAAGGACAACGACGCATCGATCACGCAGGTCACGGACTGGCTTCGTGTCTCGACTATCCCGATGCCCAATGGTGGCTACAAGGCTGCTTACATCGGCGTCTCGCGCGACTCCTACAAGAGCCCCGAGCTGAGCGGTGTGCTTGGTATCGGTGGGATGCAGCTTCGTCCCCAGCGCGTCCACGGCCTCATGCACGCCCTTGGTGGCAAGATCGCCGAGGTTGCTGTGTCTCGCGGTTCGACCTGGACAGGCACGAGTCCGCCCGACTTCGACCCGTTCACACTCACCTACACCGCCCCTCGCTTCCACATCCTTGGTGCTACAGCTGAAGGAGTCGGGTCCAAGGTCAAGGACAGCGGGCAGGGTGTGTACGGGACGATCAAGAGCCACCCGTTCATCTCTGTCTACCACGAGCTTGGTAACAGCACGGATCCGGTCAGCTTCGCCCGCTTCGGAACACAGCTCTACGTCACGAACGGGAGTCGTCCTGCTGTCATCATCAACGACGTAGGCAGACCGGCTGGCGTCCTTCCGCCGACGAGTTCGCCGACGTTCTCGCTGAGCAGGTTCCAGCTCTGGACCGAGAACTATCGGAACAAGACTTCGACGAATGACAAGACGAACGGCCCGATCGATGGGGCTGCGTCTGGCGTCACGCCTCGCATCTACCACTACCGAGGTGACGGCAACAGCTACCTGCGTTCTGTTCTTGGAAGCGCCACCGACGCTCCGCTTGCGAAGTGGAGTCAGCGGGACATGTACGGGTTCAAGTGCTACTTCAGGCCCGAGAGCGTGGCCGGTCGCATCAACCTGTGGCGTCGAGGCGAGTCTACGAAGACAGGTGGCCCGTTCGTCGAGATCCGGGACGGGAGGCTGTACGTCGGCTGGTATGACATAAACCTCAAGGACGAGGTGTGGGTGAAGACTGACAAGGCAGTCATTACCCCCGGCGACCACTACATGCTGTACGTCAGGATGCAGTGGCCTCCGCAGGACTCGCTGGAAGGCAACTGGCAGAACTCTTGGCACACGAACGGACGCCTGCGATCGATGACGGTTACGGCTGTCGTGGGAGCCTTCGTTGCTGGCGAGGTTATATCTGGCGGTGGCTTCTCTGGTCGAGTCGTCAAGGCGTACGCGAAGCAGACTCCAGCCAACACGCAAGTTCTTGAGTACGTCACGGCTGTTGGCGAGTTCAACGCTACAGGCATTACTGGCGGAACTAGCGCAGCAACCGGAACCACTCCTGCCACGGCCAACATTTTCCGCCCGATGCACAACTCGATCGTGCTTCGGAGGATGTGCAAGACAGACAAGTCCACGGCAACAATCTCCCTGCTTGAGAAGAAGGCCGACTTCCCCGGCTGGTCAACCGCCAATCCTCCTACCAACCCGACGCGGGCCCTTGGCGGTCCTTCGCGTGTGTGTGTCAGCCTGACGACAAGCTACGGGCAGACAGCGAACACGACGATGACCGGTCAGGTGACTTGGCCTGGAGCGCTGTACTCAGGGACCGCCGCTGGACACATCACGACTGGAACGAGCACATCCGATGTCTTCCATGAGGACATGGTTGGGATGTACTTCCAGTTCGGAAGCGGTCCTGTCGCCCAGAAAATCTACAAGATCGCGTCGTGGAACAGCCTCAACGACATCACGGTGTCGGACCCTGACACTGGCGCAGCTCCCAACCTTGCTGCCGTTGTCGATCAGGTTGGCGGCGTCTTCTGCGGCGTCGGTCTTGTCAAGAGCAGCAACTTCGACCAGTCCAAGGCTCCGTACAACGTCCCGACGATCTCGGATGACGTGGTGCAGATGTTCGGCTCGTCGATGGACCTGGATCCGAACTCTGGCTTCGTTCCATTCCGAGGCGACTTCTACTGCCCGGCCTATTCCAAGGCGACGCTGACAGCAAACGGCGAAGACGCTCGTGTGTTCGAGAACCTGGACACGACGCGAGCTACAGGCGGGGCCGCGTTCGACCCGATCTTCGTTGGATCTGATCCGTACGTCATCGACATCTTCAACGGGCTTGGTGGCCAGATTGGAGAGGCACACGCCGATGACTCCAAGCTCCTGTGGGGAGCCGACCTTCGCAAGTACGACAACACTGGCGGCGGTGTCAGTTCGCAGCCGAATCTGATCTCGACTGGCTTGACGGTCACGAAGGACACGGCCCCTATCTGCACGATGTCCAGCAGCGCGGATCCGTTCTTCCGCTACGTCCAAGACCCGGCTGTGTGGCGGCAGAAGAACTACGTCTCGGTTGCCTTCTACGACGCCGATCAAGGCGCTGTCTCGAATCCAGGCCCCACGCTCACGCTCTCGCCTGCTACCGAGGACACGCTGAATCCAAGCGGAGCCGTCCAGGTCAAGCTCTCGAACCTGCCGGCATCGCGCGATCCTGGCGTGTCGCTGGTTCGCGTGTTCAAGTCGATCTCATCCACGAACCCGGATGGGACGTTGCTCTCGGCTGGCACCAGCGCTGTCCAACGTCAAGTGGCAGAGGCTCCCAACGGCACATCAGATGTCGTGGTGCAGACGCAGGAGAACCTCGTCAACGCCGAGCCCCTGCTTGAGACTGACAACGGGATCCCGCCTGACTGCAAGGTTCTTACGGTGTCGCAGGGTCGGCTTGTGTTCGGAAACCTCACGGCATTGGGACAGGCTGACGGCATCCAATACTCCAAGCCGTACGCGCCCGTGCAGGTTCCTGCCCTGAACTTCTTCCGCACGAACACAGGGGCTGGAGACGCGATCACGGGTCTGGCTGAGCTGGACGGCAACATGGTCGTGCTTGTCCGCGAGGGTGTCTTCAACATTCTCTTCGCGCAGACGAACGATCCCGAGGTCAAGATCATCTCCAGCGGAGCCGGGTGCGTCGCGCATCAGAGCGTGCTGGCGATCGACAAGAAGCTTTTCTGGTACGGCGACCGAGGCATCTACTCGTTCCTGCGCGGTGACGGCAA